GAAACCAATTCCGATAAATGGGCATGATGGCGGACAAGTTCCGGCGCCGCTTGTGCTGACTGGCATTTTGCCAGTTTTACGATTTTGTGATTTAGGATTCATGTAGTAAAACGTCGTCATGTCGTAATCCCTCCTTATCAGGGTTTGCGGTTTAAGCCCTGTCCGGCGCTCCTAACGCTGGGCAGGGCTGGTTAACTAGGCATATACCCAATTGTCGAGAATGTTGGATTGCGGGAATTGTTGGCGCTTATGGTCAAGCGTTCTCGAACGTAGTAACACGCTGATAGGTCCAACCCGCGATACGGACCAAGAATTCGCGAGCCTCATCTTTGGTCATGCCGCCCATAATGAGCGCGCCAACATCGCTATAACGTAGCGTTTGTTTGGCAATTTTGAATTGATGCTTTTGTGGTACGGTCATATCGCTATACCCTCTCTGGAAAGTTTGGGCGGAGCGTTATGCTCCGCCCATTGTTGGCTATGCTCTCGCGGTTGGCTTATACACGCGAAACTTGGCTTGATGGCGCGCTCTTTTGCGTCATCGAACACCGCCGACAATGCCGTGCCAGCGTCTTCATTTTCGACAATCACATTGTCGTCGGCATCGCAGATTTCGTAATCTACCAAATCGCCGTTATCAGCAAACGCGGCAACAATTAAATCGGCACTATCGGGAAAATTGTGGCACGGCCATTGTGTCTTGAAACGGTCAATCGCGGTGCGTTCAATTGTAATAATTCTCATGACGTTTACCCTCCATTGCTTGGGATTAATCCCGCAATGCGAAGAGAGCGTTTAAACACTCTCTTCGCATTAAGTGATTAATCGTTGCCCTCGGCGGCGCTGCCACAAATTGGGCACTGAAACACGTTGCCGCCATTACGTTCAATCCATTTGGAAGAGGTACGAAAAACCATGCCACACTCAGGCTCCAGACACTTAATTTTCAACATCCGTGTGGTCTGCTTTTTCCGGTTTGAAAAATCAATTTTAGCGTGCGGATAGTCGCCAAGTTTGGCGGCAATTATCTCTAACTTGGCCAGCAATTCGGTGCCCGCGTGTGTGGCGGTCAATTTACCCTCAAGACCTAATGCGCGCGCTAGCCGCCTAAATTCGCCCTTGTGGCCACATCCGGTGCCAACTGAAGCGTGAACTAATTCATGACAGAGAATGTCAAGCACGCTGATCGGAGCGTCAATCACCATAGAAATAATAACTTCAACGGTTTGATCAGCGCTTGCCTTGTCAGACCAACATTCACCAATGCGCTGCTTTGAACTGCGCCCGGCGGATTTGGATGGGAAGCCGCACGTTACGCGGATGTTGTCTGGCAACTCTGCGTCAACTGCTTTGAATATTGGCTTGAATTGTATAATGGCTTTGTTTAACCACGTTTCCCTATTCATGTCTCAGCCCTCCCGGATTTCAAAAAACGTGAAAAAGACGCCGGTTGCGAAAAGCGCGATACATGCGCCAATGAGGATGAATGCAAAATCGGTCATGGCTCAATCCTCGCCGACCCAAGCATAGCGCTTGGCATATTGCAGGTAGAAGATTGCGGGCAGGGCGATCAGGGCGATGGTGATCTCGATTACTTCTAACATCGTGCTTTCTCCGTGATTGATTAAGCCAAGTCTCAGGGTGTTATATTTGCCAGTGTCTGATATTGTCAATAGGCAAATGCAAATAAATTGCAGTGTGACGGGCATGCCTTTGAACGAAAAGCGTAAATTCGGCAAAATAAATAAAGCGCCACCGTCGTTTTTCGCGCGTGTACCAAGCTCGGCGGTGACAGATAAGCGTTTGAGTGACAAAGAGTTCCGCGTGCTGGCGGCATTATGCGCTTACGGAAACAATCAGGGTTTCGCATGGCCCAATATCGATACGCTGTATGACGATTTGAGCAAGCTTAAAGCACCGATATCCAGGCGCACCATATCGCGAGCGCTCGACAAGCTGCGGCGCGGCAGGTTTATAGAAGTGATAAGCCGCCACCGCAGCCACGAGAAATGGCGGCATATAATGGGTACGGTTCATCGCGTCATATATGACGATAGAATGACGGTGGACGATCTACATGATGCCATGACGAAAGAGACGCCACCGCCTATCGATGAACATGCCTTGCCGAAACAAGTGACGGCGGAAGATGGCGAAGGTAAGCAGCAAGGCGCAGGGAGGGAGGTGGAGCTAGTTGAAGTTACCTCTCTGGCGCAATGGTATTGCCGAGAGTGTCACGGCCTGACTGGCCAACTGCGGCTAGTGAATGAGGCGGCCTTCAACGCCACCAAACAAGCGCTGGCTGACAACAGCGCCGATTCCATCAAGGCCATAGCCATCGCGCGCTTGATGGAGTGTCGACAGTCACGCCAGACACCGCCACAGCACCTTGGATTTATGGCCAAGGGAAGTGGAACGTAAAATGGCCAAACCAAGCGCCAGCCTATGGAATGATGGAGCCGATTGCCTCAAAAACGGCAGAAATCCGCCAAAAATGAACCGACCTTGGCCCCCCGCCGCCCCCTCAGTGTGTATGGCCCCTCTCACAAAAATATTTCGGAGTTTTTTGAATGACCTTGGCCCAGAAGTGTTTGGAGCTTGCTGATGAGATTGTACGGGATCGTAGGGCGGCGTATGGCTCGCCTGATGCGAATTACCATCGATTATCGGGCTTATGGTCGGCGGTTCTTGAGACGGATGTATCGGCCTTGGAGACGGTGTTGTGCTGCGTTCAGATGAAGGTGGCGAGATTGGTGAATGATCCATTACATGAGGATAGCTGGATTGATATCGCTGGTTATGCGGCGATTGGTTTTGAGATTTCACAACTGTTGAAGGAGAGAGAGGATGGCTGACAGGTATGATTTGAAGGTGATGAGGAAGGGGAATGATGGTAAGAGTTACGGCACGCGGATTGGTGTGGCATTTCCCTGGAAAGAGAAGGATGGCTTTAGTTTGGTTTTAGATGCTTTGCCAATTGGTCAGATCAATGATAAGGGCGAGTATGAGGTTCGATTGATGATGGCCCCTCCGTTTGATCGTGATGCACCCTTCGCGGCGAAGCATTCGCCCGCATCTGGTTTTGAGAAACGGGATCAGCGAGAGGATTCGTTGAATGACGATCCGTTTGGGTTACCCGATGTCTGACTCAGACAGGGTGTTGACGACGTTTAAGGTGCCGGCTGATTTGCACACACGTTTGAAGGCGCAGGGCGCGTTGGAGGGTGAGAGCATGACGAGGCTGGTAATTGAGTTCATCGAGGTCGGGTTAGAGGAGCGTGGCATGACGAATAAGCAGCGTCTGGATAGTTTTGTGCGGATTATGGGAAGGGCGTCGGTTTGAGTTTAGAAGCCACCAAGGCAGTTTGGCAGCATAGTCGAGCGAGGGGTACGGCAAGGCTTATTTTGTTGGCATTGGCAGATCATGCTGATGAGGCTGGAGTAGCTTGGCCAAGCCTATCGAGGTTGGCGGAATATGCCAATGTTACGAAGCCAAATGTCTGTCGGAATATCTCTTGTTTGATTGAAATGGGAGAGCTATGTCGTGTTGGAACGGTGCCGAGTAAGCAAGGAAAACCCGGTACGAAATACAAAATCTTAATGGTGCGGGTGCGCACTGTTAAAGAGGCTAAATGGTGCGGAGCCGGTAGTCTTAATGGTGCGGAGGCGCACCATGAACCGTCATTGAACCACCACTCTTCTATTCTTAGGGGGGAAACATCATTTTCGAGTGAAGTTGTGACGGCTTTAAAACCGGACGCGGTAGGGAAGCATAACCAGAAAATCATGGATGAAAAGAACTTCAGCGATTTTTGGCAGCAGTATCCGAAACGGGTGGGGAAAGGTGCCGCCAGGAAATCATATTTGAAAGCTGTACAGAAGGTTTCCCACGCCAAGATTATGGAGGGGCTGTCGCGTTACAGCCCCGATCCGAATTTCACCTGCAATCCGTCAACATGGCTAAATCAGGAAAGATGGGACGATGAGCAATATATCGACGGTACGGCAAATCGAACAAACAGGCATGGCTCTGGAGGTGGATCGTCACACAGAGAAGGCATTGTTGAAGCCTCGGAACGGTTTTTGGCTCGACGCGGTTTATCCACCAACGTCTGGGAGTTACCAGATTAGCCACTATCGTGTTGAAGGCAAACCTACCCTTGAGGCTGTTAAGGAGAGACACAGCCAGTTGTTGAGTTTGATGACGCCGGCGACAGATCAGGAATTGTTGATGGAGTTGAATCGCCTGTGGGTGTTGACCAGCCATAAATCGAAATCCGCTCCAGAATTTGATATTACCTTGGAAGCCTATACCGAGAAATTGAAGTCGTACCCCCGAGATGCCGTGGTCGAAGCGTTACATGAAGCCCCGGATCACAGTCAGTGGTGGCCAACATGGAAGGAACTGAAAACGGAAATTGAGAAAAAGTGTTCCCGCAGGGTTATGGCCTTGGAAGCCCTTGAAAGGAAGATCGATGGGTTTGAAGAAAACGGATTGGATCGCTATCGCCGAGTGCAGCCTTGGCGTATCGCGGGGCGTCGGGGAGCAAATCATTTGGACGCGCCTAGCGATGATGACGATTGATGAAGCCCTTAGTTTGGCGAACGACAAAATATTGGTCATGGCATCTAGGTTTGATCGTACCAGAAATGTTCGACAGCTTGTCGTGAAGGGCGTGGATCGCAGTTGGGGAGGTGTTCTGTCGCATCTTCTCGTTCCTTATAGCGACAAGGCTCATTTGGCACGAGAGAATATTGTCAGGGTTAGGGCAGCTAATGCAGAAAAGTAAATACGGCAATATTCGTACCGTTATCGATGGCATAAAATTTGCCTCGAAAGCTGAAGCCGTTCACTACATTTTGCTGCGTGAAAGACAACGCCAGGGGGAAATATCAAAGCTCGAAATGCAACCTAAATTCCCCATCACGCTGAAAGGCCACCCGATCTGTAACTATATTGCCGATTTTAGATATTGCGAAGCGGGGGTAACGGTGATCGAGGATGTCAAGGGCGTGCGAACGCCGGTTTATCGGCTGAAAAAGAAACTTACGGAAGCCGCATACGACATCAAGATCACGGAAATTAAGGTGGGTAGATAGTCCATGACGTTGTGTGAAGAAGCCGAGCAAATCGCCATTGAGCATTGGTTATGGATAAAGCGGCAAGGGCTTAATCGGAACCATTCCGCGATCTATGAAATGCTTGGCCTTGAGGCGCCGTGGGACTTTAGAGGATCAGATGGAATTATCGAGACAATGGCGCAAATCTGGATGATGGAGTTGGCCTGTGGCCGGGACGCATAGTCCTACAGGGCGCTTTGGCGGCGTCAAACGGCTGGAACAGCGGCTACGCGGCCGTAACGATGTCGTCGCCCAGAACAAAAACGCCGTGGCGCAATATCTGCTCAATATCGCCGGTGCCAATCTCACCGATGTCCTCTCCTGGGACGCGGAGGGCAACGTCAAGGTCAAGGCGTCGGCGGATATCCCCGATGAGGTGGCCTGTGCCATCAAGCGGATTCGCGTCACCCGGTCCAAAGACGGTGATCCGACGCTGGAACTTGAGATGCATGATAAGGTTTCGGTTCTCCGCGTCCTGGCAAAATCCGCCGGGTTACTGGAACTCCCGGAGAGAGGGCCAGATACGCCTTCCGTTGTCGGCATCAAGATGGTCGGGCCGGATGTGACAACCACCTACGAGGAAGTTGGCGAGGGGAAGGAGTGAATGTCCTCGACCTCTTCAGCGGAATCGGCGGCTTCAGCCTCGGACTTGAGAGAGCCGGAGCTTTTCACACAGCT